TATAATTCTGTTAGGCATATAACCACCTACTTCCAAGTAATATCATAAATAGTATTATCATTTTTGTTCGAAAGTGCTCCATAGTCAGTACCTACGCCATCCCAATACATTAATGGTTGTCCGCCATTCTGATTGATAATATTTTGCCCTGGCTGTCCGTTCGCTCCTGCTGGTCCTGCAGGTCCTCTTTGTCCATCTGCCCCTCTAGCACCATCTTGTACATTATCTAATCGTGTACTAGCAGCTGCTTTAATACCTTGATAAGTCACAACGATATACACTTCAAGATAACCACCACTACGTTGCGCTGAACTGAATTGAGCAATTTTACCGTTACTTTCTGGTTGTCTGCTTAATTGACTCGTCCAATTTTCATTTCCAAAGCCCCGATAAAAGAAATCTACGGTATATCCACTTGTTAATCTCACACCATCATAGTAAACGTCCGATATAATATTTAATTGACTATTAACACCATTTCGATAGTTACCTTCAATACGAACATTTGCTGTCAATGCGTGACCACGTTCACCAGTAGGACCAGCAGGTCCTGCAGCACCTCTTTCTCCAGTTGCGCCACGTTCGCCTGTAGCACCTCTAATACCGTCTGCACCTCTTGGACCAGGAGGTCCAGGAGGTCCCTGTTCCCCTCTATCGCCTTTCAAAGAGTTACGTTGCGATTGACTCAAGTTCTCAAACGTAACCACACCATCACGACCAGCTGGTCCTCGTTCTCCTGTTTCGCCTTTTGGTCCTCGTTCACCTTGTGGTCCAGTTAAATATCGTAATTGTGGATAACGACTTCTACCGTCACCAAATTTGGCAAATCCTGTATCTGTTTCAAATACCATTTCGCCTTCATCAGCAATATATGTACTTGTTTGCCATTGTTGACGAGTCATTCGTTTAAATTGTACTTTAGCGTTTGCTCTTTCTGTCATTAAGCTCCACCTCCATCAATAATTAAATCTGGTGTATCGCTCCAACCTAACATAACTGAATTGTCTTGATTTCCATCAAAAATTTCTTTCCATTCAAGCTGTAGCGTTACATCTTCTTGTGTTTCATTAATATTCTTAACAATTGTTTTAGTTTTGTACCAGTTACTTTCATATCGAACATTGTACGTTCCAAAATACACCATTGGCACAACTGCTCTATCAGTAGTGAAGTTCTGTTGGATCGTAGGGAACCTGTTATCTTGAGGTGTATACACTACTGTCCCTCCTGTTAATAGATAAGGAGTTCTTAATAATGTAGTAACATCTCGATGACCATACGGAGTACATTCAGCACTCCAGCTAATCGTATATTGCTGCCCTACTTCAAACCCACTACCATTGTGACCTACTTCTATATAATCAGTACCTAATTCGATTGTACGGTTAGGTTCTCCAGCTAATCTGTTTTTGTTATATCGAGTGATTCCATCTCCACCAATCAGCTCGTTGTTGATTCTACTTAATTGAGCATTCTTATCGATTTCATCTTGCAGCTCTTTTAGCGGCTCTTTTAACCATTTATCAAAATCTGCCTTGATTTTATCTGTATCGATTTTGCTAGCGGTTAACTTGCTTTGAATTTCTGCAGCTAATCTAGCTTTCTCTTCTTCAGATAGTGCTTTTGATTTCTCAATGCTATCCTCAATAGATTCCTTCATCTTCTGAAATCTACTATCAAATGCTCTATCAGCATTCGCTAGTAAATTTGCAATTTTCTTTTCAACCTCTGCATCAGTGAAGATTGAATTTAAAATCATATCAGCAGCGCCACTCACACCAGAATTAGTGGAGCCACCACTACCGCCTGTACCTTTTTCATCAAAAGTAAAATCGATATACTCTTTTGCTAATACATCATAGGTATATCCAGTAACTTTCTTAGTTACGCTAACATCATGCAGCAAGCTACTAATCGTTACAGTATCGCCAATTTGAATTTTTTGTCCGTCCAATTCATAAGCTTCAATCTTAATAACATCCGTCATTTTATCGATCTTCTCATGTTCAAACTTGGCTCTTGCCCACTTTTCTAATTCAGCAACTGTTTTTAAATCGTTATTGTTGTATTCTACTTCATTAATGTATGGATATTGATTAATCAGTGGACTATCTACAGTAGCATGAATAACAGTATCTTCTTTAGCTCCCTCGTTCTTAAAGGTAGAAGTAACATGAATTCTAGTAATAATACTAGCTGTATCATTTGTACGCTCGTATTTCTTCAAGTTTTGATGCGTAGTAATCACTACATTGTTATCTCTGCCTCGGCTTTTAACAATACGTATAGTATAGTTATCACGTATCAATTCACCTTTCCACGTATTAATAATGGAATGTTCACCGTCAAATAACACTTTATATACCGTTGAGTTATCAGCGTTACTAAACGTGTGAGGCTCTGAAATATCACTATCAAATGAGAAATCAGAAAATGGAGTTTTGAGTGCATTTATCATTGAATTTAATGCTAAATTACACCCAGTTCGCTCTACCCCAAACTTTCCTACAATTCTCTTAAATGCATCTTCCGTAATATGAGAACAAGTAAGATTGACAGTATCATCTAATTCAGTACGATGCTTAATTCTGAATAGCTGTCTTCCATTATCTGGAGTGTCAGTAATGATAATCTTATCGTTATCTAGTAAACGATAATGCTCGCTATCCGTAATTGGATAATCAATAGTTAATACATAATCTCCATTTAGAATTTCTTTTAATTCGCCTTTTTTAGCTTCATGCAGTGGAATCCCGTTCCATCTAGCAGTTGTAGTAGCTTTATCTAATAAATAAATCACTACACCCACCCCCACAACGTTTCAAAAGTAATTCTTTGAATACCAGCGCCGAATACAACACCTACATGTTGTTCTTTTGTTGGATCGAGTGTAATAAAATCGCCTGACCATTTGATTAAGTTTCCAGTTTTGTCTTTGAAACTAGGATTGGCAGGATCGTTAACCATTGCGGCTTGTTCTCTCAAGTTTTCTAGCTTAATAACCTGTCTACCTACAGTAAATTGAGTTGTTCCGTTCCCGACTACAGTGATTTTAGGAAAGGCTAGCGCAGAACCTTGTGTTTGAATAGCTCCATTACTATTCAAAATCTGAACATCATTCTGCTTCATGTAATTAGTTGGATGGCACACGAACGTAACTTCCAACGTATAAATTCCATGTTCATCTCTCATTGATTCGTACTTATTAGCACGATAGCACCACCATTTAGTGAGTTTGACTTGTTCATTTTCAAGCCAAAATCCTTCCCTAGACAACAATGCTTTAAATTCATACAGTTGTTGTTCTGTAGGCTTTACTAAATGAATAGTATATTTTCTTTCAACTACTTCTCTGTGCTTGTTCGTTTGAGAAATATAACCACTAATACCCCTATGAGATATAAAAGTAGTTTTAGAGTCTCCAATATTGATTACTGGAGACTCTTTAATGATGATTTTGTAAGGAAAGGAGGAAGTACGTACTCCATCAATCGTTAATTCGTTGTGTTGGATCATACTGGTTCACCTCTCAATTCTTTCTTTCTCTTTAATTCGTAAGCTAACATGTTAGCAACTGCATTAGCTATTTTCTGAATATCGCTTTCTTCTCGTACAATCACATCGCTGATGTGTACATTTACTACAACTGGTTTATCTGATTCCATATGCTCTGCAACACCTTTACCAATCGCAGCTAAATTCTTTGAATTCAACGGCAGAACAGCTTCTGTTCCAGCTTCACCACCTACCATGAAGTTGTTTCCATTTTGCCCAAATACAGTAGGTTTTGTTAAAATCCCACCTTTTGCATACCATTCGATACCAATGGATGGTAATTCACCACTTAACCAATCCAATGGATTAGCAGAACCACTAATGCTGAAGTGAGGTAGTGGAATATGAGGCCATCTAAATTCAAAATTAAAGAAACCTTTAATTGCTTCGATTGCACTTCCTACCATATCTCTTGCAGAATTAATTGCATTTCCAATTGTGGAGCTAACTCCATCCCAAACACTAGAAGTGATTGATTGAATATTTTCCCAAATACTAGAAATAACAGTTAAAATTCCATCGAAGATTGTCTTAACATTGCTTGCCATTCCATCAAGAACAGTAGCTAGTACGTTCTTAATAGTTTCCCAAGCTCCTTGCCAATCCCCTGTTAAAATTTGTAAAATTGCTTGAATAATTCCTAAAATTGCTTGAATGGATACTTCTATATTAGTTTGCATCACTTGCCAAATGGTTGTGATAACAGTCAGCATAACGTTCCATGTACCTTCCATAAATGGAGCTAAGAAGTTCATCACTGTTTGAATCACATTAGAAATTGCATTCCATACATTTTCAGAAGCTTGTTGAAATCTTGATTGGTTTTCTTCCCACCATGCAATCACTGTTCCAAATACATTTTGAATAAGATTAGATACTTCATTTACGACCACATCAATCACAGACTGAATAGAAGTCCAAACACTATCAACGGTATCTTTTAATCCTGGAAAGATACCATCAAGCCATTCTATAATACTTCCGAAATTCATAAACACTGCGATTGCTAATGCAATACCTGCAGCTACTGCAGCTACCGTTCCAACTATTGGTAACATTGCAGCACCAGTAGCCGTAAATGCAAATTGTATCGCAAGTACAGCAGGCAGTAGTATTCCTAACATTGCTACTACACCACCTAACACAACAATGAATTGTTGAATAGGTGCAGGTAGATTTTTAAACATATCTGCTAATTGTTGAATGATTGGAATTAATACTTCTAAAATTGGTGCAATTGCTGCCGATATAGCTCCACCAAATTCAGCCATTGCTAATTTCATAGCGTTCATTGCTTGTTGTTGTCTATCAATAGGATCTAGCGTAGCTTCAAAAGTATTTGCGACAGTTCCATTAGCTTTTTCTGCCGTTTCTGATAAGCCATCTAAACTAAATGCGCCACGTTTAATAGCGTCAATCATTTTAGCAGCACCTTTGTTACCAAATACTGCAGCTGCTGCAGTAAATGCAGCTGTACTACTTTCTGCATTCTTTATTTTTTCAATTGTTTCACCTAATCCTTGCGAAAGAGTTTTCCCTTCTTTTGCATAATTAGCTGTAGCTTTTGTCATTGCAGTTAGTGTAGCGCTTGAGTCTACCCCAGCTTTTTCAAGTTGTCCGATTAAGGTAGCACCTTCTGAAAACGATAAACCTAGCTCTTTAATCTGTGGTGCGCCTTCTGTTGCTTTTTGAAACAGCAAGTCTACAGATTGACCTGTAGCTTGAGCTACAAACGTAACTTGGTCGAGTGTTGGTGTTAACTGACTAGCTTCAAGATTGTAAGCCTCCATAGCTCGTTTAGCATTGATAGTACTTGTAGTAATATCTGCACCATTAATTTCGCTGAACTGGATCATAGTTCTAGAAGCTTCTTTTAATTCGTCATCAGTGTAGCCGAATTGAGTATTTAACTCACCTATTGCAGAACCAACCTTTTCAAAACTGTCTACTGGTAATTCAGTTGAAAGTTGGTCGTAAATACTTTTCAAACTCGCAAGTTCTTGTTCTCCAGTAATCCCAGTCTTAGTAACAATGATGTCCATTCCTGCATCTACTTCACGAAATGCATCTTGCGTTTGGTGAGCGAAATCAATCACTTTCTGACCTGCTTGTGAGGCTACTTCTGCAGCTTTTTGCAGTTTTTCTTGTCCTAGCAGTTGGTTAGTCTTTTCTACTGAATCTTTAGCAGCAGTCCCTACACCAGTTAATTTCTCTTTAACGTTATTAATACTTCCGCCATCGTCTAACTTGTCCAGTGCTTCTTTTAATTCATTGATATCTGCTTTACCTTCGCTGGCTTCTTTAGCCATCAACTCTAAAGCTTTCTCCATATCTTTACTAGAAGCTTTGCCGTTCTTAATAGCATCTGTTAGCTTGTCGCCTAAAACATGTCTAAACTCTTCTACATCTTTACCACTCGCTTTGAAGAAGCCTGATAATCGATTAGTAGACTTTCCTAAATTTTCTTGTTCTTTATTTAGATTTGTTAATTGAGTTTTGTAGTGTGTTAACGTACTTTCAGTTGTTTCTAACTCACGTTTAAATGCTCGGTACTGTTCTTCACCAATTTTTCCAGCTTTAAATTGTTCCTCAACTTCTTTTTGCGCATTCTTAAGAGTTTTTAATTTCTCTTCAGTGTTGCCAATTTGTTTTGTTAAAACTTCTTGTTTTTGAGTAATTAATTCAATACTGGATGGATTGAACTTCAATGCTTTATCAATCTGTTTCATTTCTGTTGCTGTGTTCTTAGCAACGTTATTAACAGTCTTTAACGCTTGTTCTAATGGAGTAACATTCCCTTGGATTTCAATCGTAATCCCTTTAATATTTCCAGCCATATTCTTCTCCTTTCATCAAGACAAAAAGGCTCCTCTCTTCCCTGAAGTATGGACAGAAATACTACCAAAAATAAAAGATTTACCTCTTGTTGCTCACAATAGTGTGTTTGATGAAGGCTGTTTGCGGGAAGTATTAGCTTATTACGCACTCCCACAGCACACTAATCCTTTCTTTTGTACTTTAAGGGCAGCACGCAAGAGCCTCCCTCAGCTTGTAAATCACAAGTTAGACACCGTATCCGCTTATTTTGGCTTTGATCTCAAGCAACATCACCACGCCTTAGCCGATGCCGAGGCGTGGGCACCTATCGCTTTTGGACTTTTCAAATGAGACCTTA